CGCCGTGCGGCGGGGGGCTTTCCTTTTTGAACTTTAAAAATAACCGAAATCGCCTTGAACGCCTGTTGAGATTATCATTTCGCCATCATTTCTGCGATAAACAACGCCACAGCCACCGTCCCAAAGTGACCATACAAGCCACCCTAACGGGGCAACTGGTTCTTCGCTCTTATAATCAATAAACGCATAATGCGGATCAATGCCGCGCTTTTCTTGATTCAATGCGTTCTGTATGATCTCTTGATCTGTTGCCATTAATATAGATCCGTCTTTCTTTCTTCCTAATACTCTCATGAGATTACCGCCCTACATTTCTACAGGAACTACAACAATTCCCGTATCCTTATTTAGTTCTGCAATCTCTTCTGGGGCAAACTCTTCGCATCCTATCAACATTCCATCAACATACAATTTACAAATTTTCATTTTACAATACATTTGATCCATGTTATAATAGATCTACCTTTCTTCTAGTGAGGTGCGGCAGTCGTTAGCTTTGGTCGGTGAGCGGCTGCTGCTTTTCTTTGTTTCTGTAATTA